CGCCCCGGTAGGACCAACCAGCGAAGTCGGCAACCCCCACACGCCCGATGCCTTCGGCCCGTACAGCGTGTTGGCCGCAATGTCAATGTAAAAATCGCCGTTAACGCCTAAACCACCAGACGGTACACCGGAACCATTTAGAACAGTTTTGCCGTCAGTTCCGTTCGTTCCGTTGGTTCCGTTTGTTCCGTTAGTTCCAGTCGCTCCGGTAGGACCAGTCGCGCCGTCGGCTCCATTAGTTCCAGTAGCTCCGGTAGGACCAGTCGCGCCGTCAGCTCCGTTAGTTCCAGTCGCTCCGGTAGGACCAGTAGCGCCAGTCGCGCCGTCGGCTCCGTTAGTTCCAGTCGCCCCGGTACTGCCCTGAATACCTTGCGAACCGGTAGCGCCAGTAGCGCCAACGCTACCTTGCGAACCCGTAGCGCCCGCAGCTCCAGTCGCCCCGGTAGGACCAACCAGCGAAGTCGGCAACCCCCACACGCCCGATGCCTTCGGCCCGTACAGCGTGTTGGCCGCAATGTCAATATAGAAATCACCGTTAACGCCTAAACCACCGGACGGTACACCGGCACCGTTTAGAACAGTTTTGCCGTCAGTTCCGTTCGTTCCGTTAGTTCCGTTGGTTCCGAGAATAGCATACAGTTCGGTGAAGTTTTCGTTAGTTTTTACAAACGCATTCCGTAACGGATCTCCAGTGCCGTCATTTGCTACCGTGCCCGCCCCGATCACTTGTTGCGTCATGAGTGTCTATCCTGCGTCCGAAGTTACGAGCGTTGAATCTACCGTGATCAATGTTGAATCGACTGTGAGTGATGCTATAGCGATCGAAGGTGAACAAAATACTTTAGTTTTAAAGATGCCTGGATTCGTCACGCGAATTCGAGGAGGTTGCTCAGTACGTGATGCAATCCAATTAGTCGTAATCGTTGTTTCTCCGATAATGTCCGTTCCGGTGTCGTCGATCCATTGATATACATTACCTGGAACGTCGATTGATAAGTCCGTGAAGGTGAGCGTTACTACGTCACCTACAGCTACGCTGTAGTCGTTCGTGGTGACAAAGCCTGCAATTGAAAGACTGTCGACCTTGCCAAAAATCGAATTAGGAAACCAACCCATCCGCTGACGACGGCGGCGATCGAGGAATGACGCTTGAACTGTTGACCTAAGCATACTGCCCACGATTACTCCTTAGTCACGGTAATCTTGGCAGTAGCCCCAACGGACCGAACCCAGCAGTTTTCGGTAATCGCCGAATCGCCAAATAGGTCATTAAAATAGAACGTATGACCAATCGCACTGGCAGAAGGTGATGCACTTGAATAGCTGAGCCAGATCTCACCGCTCAAGACCGACAGCATGAACGTCTGCCCTGTGTCAGCGATCTTCTGCCACGTTTGCGTAGCTTCAATATTGGGAGTTGTTACTTTCGCCATTATTCATTCTTTCGTTTTGAATTCAACGGTTCAGACGATTATGGCTTCGTAAAAAAACTGGCCGCGTCTGCTCGTAAGCTGGCTCGCCATTGTTCGTCGCGAGAACGCATGAATTCTTCGCCGATCGCGGACGCTTCTTCGTTTAGCTGCTGCTGACGAAGCGAAACCTGCTTAACCGATTCGCCAGGCGGGGACAGCATTGACTGCCAGGGTGGTTGCTGCGATGGGCTTGATGTCTGCTGTTGCGTGGGTCGCTTTTTAATCGAAACCGCCGCGACGAACAGGCAAACAACGAGAAACCCGAGAATTGCAGTAGTGAGCATTGAAGGAAACCTTTAGCTGAATTTCTTGATTAGAACGACGGCCATAATCACAATCGCAACTGCAAGAACGGCATTGACTATTTCGCTTGAGTTGGCCCATAGAATCGCCTGTGCTGTCGATTCTCCGTTTCGATTTAATATATCTCGCACCCGATCGCCAGGGCGCCACGGCTCACTGTTTGTCGGATCACATGAGCCATCGTCACAGTCGCCGCCCAAGTCTTGCTGCTGTAGTTTCATGTCAGGGGAAATGTATGCATCCCAACTGTACCCGCTAGACTCCCGTAGCGCGCCAGACTCCGTTGCGGAAACCAGCGATGGGGCAGCCTGGACAGATTTGGCAAACTCGTAGCCCTTTCTCAAATCGGAAAGCAAAGCCACTTGATCACTTGGCAGCATAGGACCGCCAGCCGCGTAAATATGCCCACCGTCCGAATCAAGAAACAAGACCGCTGGAAAATCTTGAGGCTGAACGATTCGCGATAACTGCGCACGATAAAGCGGGTTGTTTTCGGTGTAGATTTCGAACGCGCAACTTTGCCGAAGCTTCAGTAGATTTGCATCGGTATCGAACCACGTCTTGACCGATTGCGATTTAGCATCGTTTCCAAGGAACAGAGCGAGTTGATATCGACCTTTTTCAGTTGCAGGTCTTACGCTTGGCGATCTTGCAGGAACGATAGGGGCGACAGGATTTACGGCAGGCAACATCGGAACTGGCGTGTTTTGCGGAACCGGATTACTCGCAAGGCCGTCTTTCATATCACCGGCGACTGCCCAAAAGCAGTTCATGCCGTTGTAGGCCCCGGTTTGCCGAGCTCCCGTTCTCGCCCAGGTTCGACCCTCTGGAAGTGTCGCGTAGCACTGAATCGAACTGGATGAACCGTTGCGATTAGATGTGAGTGCAGCGCCGTATTGTGCCGCCAATGATCGAGCCTCAGCATACCCTGCCCACGTATCGGCGCTTTCGACCGAAACCGGAATCGCGCGAGGGCGCTGAACCTGCACGAACTGAGATTGAGGAGCGATACAGCCACTCGGCCCGCACTGTTGCTTGATTTCGTCGCGAGCTGAAGTATTGATTGGCGGCGATACTTCGCGAGGCTGGGGGAGCCTTGGGACTACACCTCGCGTCGTTCCGCCGATGCCAATTGTTCCATCGTTATCAGACGAACCTCCGTACGGATAGCTTCCAAGGTATTCTCGGCGATCATTTGATCGAGGATGGAAAGCCACCATCGAAGCGCAGAAAATACCAACGCTGAAAGTGGCGAGGAGCGCAAGCCCAACCCACGTTCCCATTGTGAACCGAAGTTCCAGTTTTGTGCCGTTCATTATTTATCGCACCACGTATGAAGGGTAAGGAATTGAAATTCTAGGATCATCAAGAATGCAAAGAGCAAACCCGCCATAGCCAGCCCATAGTCTCACGAATTGTTTCCGTTCGGTGTACTCGAATCGACCAGGGTAGTTGTTGTCGAGAATCACCGCGTACTGCACTCCCGCTTGAACATTCGCCAGTGAGTCATGACGCAAGATGTCTTGGCCCATCGAGAATCCTTCGAAAGTGCAGCAATGCGATGTCTTCCACCAGAGAATACAGCCCGTTCGGTTAATGGTGCACCAATCCAAGAACCTTGGATCAGCTTTTTCGGTGTACCAGTATTTATTCTTGAAACCGCCCGCATCGAGTCGTTCACGAAGCCGAGAAGCATATTCTCCGTCGCCGTACGTCGCCCACCAACGGCTAGCCATCTCGGATTGATTCAGCCATCGAAGATGATTCACCAGCGATGCATGGACGCAGGAGCCTTGACCGAGTGGACCGAGCTTGTTTCGCTGATGTAATGCCTTTGGCAGATTACAGACCGGCGATTCCGGCGGAGGCGAGCGCAGTGGGTACGCTTGCCGATTATCAACATCACAGCCTGTTAAGGACATCACGCAAAAAACTACTAACAAAAAAGGTCGCATGGTTGTTCCGCTTGATCTTCAGGCTGAATTCAGACTGCCAGGGAGTACGCTCGATCCATTTCGGGGCAGTGGTTACCCAGGGTATCCAATGTTGCTGGCGTTGTAGAACACGTTGTCCGCGCCACCGACATGGCCGACAGGCGCGCGATGGAATGTCACTGCGAGCTTTAGCGCTCGATGCTTCGAGCCACCGCCAATAATCTGATTGCGTTCAATCAGTGCGCATGGGAAGTTGACCGCTTGCGAGACATCGCGAACTGGAATGAAGTAAAATCGGTAGCAGTGATCAGTTCGCATCAGGGCGCCTACGGCTGAGTCAAGAATCGTGCCGGCAGCCGCCGTGATTCCGCCGTTCGTTCGCAGCTCAGCCGCAACCACTTTGTCCCAGATTGTCAATTCGAGCTCGACGCGAGCGCGTTCACCCAAGTATTGCTCTTCGATCGGTTCGCCGTCGCGACCGCCGTTCTTGTCGCCATAAACAGGAGCTTTAATGATCTCAATTGGAATTTCAATCGAGTCGATATTCTGGCCTAGCTTAACTAGCGTTGCGTGGCTAGTCGCGGGCGTAGCAATCCAAATATCGAATTTACCAGGAACGACAATTGATTCAGCCATGTTTAGCGCCTCGGCATTCGTTGTGCGGTGTCAGGAAAAAACCGATTCATTCGTTCGGTAACTAAATTCAAATTTTCAATCTCGATCGTTTCCATATGCGAAACGCTCAAGTTTCCGGCTTCGATCGCTTCAGGTAAACCAAACAGGTTTTTTCCGTCAGCAAGAGCCCTTAAATGTTCTCTCGATTGTTTCGCAAACTCGGATGCTCGATCTTCGTCCATGATCGGCCGTCGCTTTATCAGCAGAGCCATTGCGATATCGCAGCAAACCCGCTTCAAATGCGACAGGCTGTAACCCGTCAATGAACCAAGCTGCAATTCCGTGTATCGCCCACCAGCGCGCAGAGCAACGACTATTTCGCCGCTCGCATCTTCAAGTGCCGTAGCCAAATTCGGGTGAGCCGCAACGTCACCAGCGGGCAGCGTTTCGCCGACGTCGGTTACGAGATCGCCGATTAGGCGAATATCGAAACGACTGACTAAATCACTACCCGCTGCAAATGACATTGGACAAACTCACTTAACTCATCAGGCCCTTGAAGTAGAAACCGGACGCCGGCGCGGTCAAAACCACGTCAAAGTCATCGACGATCCGACCGAGCGAGCGACGGTTATCTGGATCACTCTTCGTTTCAACGCTCATGTCTTCGTAGACGAACATTGAAATCGTGCTGAAGTTCGGGCCTTCGTTTTCGTTTACCAATCCGCCGACAGTCGACAGTAGGAAGCCGACACCGTTACCGAGAACTCGAGTCGAAGTCTTCGAGGACGCACCGCGAACTGAAGTGACCTTGAAACTGTTCTCAATAACAATCGGGTAGCCGTACAGCGTGTCGGGAAGTCCGTATTTAGCAAACTTACCCTTGCCGCCTTTAACTTGATCGTAGGCGTCAGGCGAGCCCTTGATATGGTCAACGATTTCCTGACAACGACTAATCGCCTTGGCCGTGTTGGGGTTGATCAAGAGCATCATCTGATCTTGTTCAACAACTCCCAGGGTGTCAGCAGCAATCACTTCGTCGGCGTGATGCAGCGAACGCTTGATGTCCTGCCTCCCAGTTGTGGAAGCGTCCCAGGTGCCAGTGTTTCCGCTGATTCCAGAAACGGTAGCGATGTGGCTTGCATCCCAGTTTGCGTCAGTAGTCAGCGTTGCGACTGCCTTGACCGTTCGTGCGGTCATCGCGCGCTGGGCAAGGATCGCCGCTTCGGTCTTTTCAATATCCCAGTCTGCTTGCTCGCGAGCTTTCTGACCAAGCTTGAACGAGTACGCATATCGCTTAGTGCGATAGTCCAGGAAGTTGAACTTCTCAGTCCCATCGTTGTTGATCGGCTGATCAGCACCGTCAGGCCAAACAAATTCCGAAAGGTCAGCGTCGACGATTCGGCCAGCTTGCTCGACATTGATGTTCAGATAAAAACCCGCGTCGCGCTCGACAGGGACCGTCTGAACATAGTTCGGCAGAGGGAACTTTTTTGGATTGCGAGAGAAACCTACCTGCAACTTACCGCTAGAGCGAAAGTCTTTGATGTAGGTATTACTTCCGCCAGGAAGAACAGGTGTGCCAGCGGCCATTGTGCATATCTCCTATGCAGTTGGCGGCGCTGTTGCTCAGTTACCGACGGAAAACGAATTCTAAAATCTAATCAATTCAATTCGAGGCGACACGACCATTAGACAGTATCGCCTTAGCTCATTCCATTCGAATCAGGATTACGCATTCACAGTGAACACAGCAGCCCAGTTCGTTGTCGTCACGCACTCGAGGTACGCGAGCGTTCGCCCTTCAGTCGTAATCGCCGCATTAACGCTTCCGCCGTTAATCGCTGAACTAACGGGCGGATAAATCTTCAGGCCGCTCGTCGCGTGTTCGTTGTACACTCGCACGACTCGACCGGGAACAGAGGCAGGAAGGACAACACCCTTGGTTGCATCAGCAGCCGAAACTGTATTGAACCCAACTGCCAGGAGAGCGGCATCGCC